AAACAATTATAAAAAAGAAGAGAAGAGTAAAAGTGTAAGAAAGTGAAAAAAATTGAGAAGGTGAAGGGGGTGTAAGTGAAGAGTAAAAAGTTTAAAAGAAGTAATGTCAAATCAATTAGAGTTGTGTGTGTCAGGTGCGGTGATGTCAAGTTTGAGTGAATCGGTGTCAAGATATGTGCTGGAAGTGGTTTCAGCGCTATCATCGGAGTACAATTTTAGCGCATCGGAAGCGTCATCAAAGCTGGGGCTGGTGGGTCTGAAGGTAGTAAAAGGTGGTCTCCGTGAAAGAAAAACAGTAGATAAGCCGCCGCAAGACAAGAGTGCGTTTCCGCTGCCATTCAGCGGAAGAAATGTAGAAGAATGCTGCCAATCGCTGCGTCAGTGCCAAGGGCTCTACACGCAATGCCGAAACAGTAGAGCAGGTGAAAAGTTCTGTAAATCTTGTAGCTCGAAAATGGTAGAGGGTGTGCCAGAATACGGAACAATGGAACAGCGTCTAGCGGTCGGTTTGAATGATTATGTGGACCCATCCGGTCGCAAGGTAGTCCACTACACAAAAATCATGAAGAAACACAAAGTGAGCGAGGAAGAAGTGCTCGCAGAGGCGAGGAAGTTTGGTCAGGTTGTAGATGGGTGCCATTTCATCCAACCAGATTCGGATAGCGTGAAACGCGGTCGCCCCAAGGCGGAAAAGCCGGTCAAGGTGAGCAGCGGTGTCAAGGGCCGCCCAAAGAAGACGAAGAAGGTCGTAGAAATTGACGGTGAAGAGGATGATCTCTTTGCGACGCTAGTTGCGGAGTCAATAAACGCGTCCGTTGTCTCTGAAGTTGTTAGCGTAAATGCTGCGACCGAAGTTGTCGTCTCTGAGGCGGCCGTTTCTGAAGTCGTTGTTGAAGCCGAAGTCGTGATGGAAGCCAAGTCGGAAGTCGCTGTATCAAAGGCTCAAGCCAAAGAGCAGGAGAAGGCTGCCAAGCTTGCTGCCAAGGAGCAGGAAAACGCCGCCAAGCTTGCGGCCAAGGAGCAAGAGAAGGCCGCCAAGGAGCAAGAGAAGGCCGCCAAAGAGCAGGAAAAGGCCGCCAAGATTGCCGCCAAAGAGCAGGAAAACGCTGCCAAGCTTGCGGCCAAAGAGCAAGAAAAGGCGGCCAAAGAGCAAGAGAAGGCTGCCAAACTCGCGGCAAAGTCTGAGGCAAAGGCAAAGCCAGTAGAGAAGGCCGCCAAAGCAAATGACGAGACTTCCGCAGCAGATGTCGTGAAGAAAATTGAATTTGAGGGCAAGAAATACCTCAAGTCCAAGAAGACTGGCATCGTATACGACTACGAAGAGTATGTCAAGAGCGGCGACCAAGTGATCGTTGGAAAGTGGAACGAGGCAACTAACAAGCTGGATTTCGAGTCGGCCAGGTCGGAAGAGGAGTCGGAGGATGAGTATGATGAGGAGGAATAAAAACAAAAACAAAACAAAAATACAACATAGATCTTTATAATTTAATACCGTAATTTACTTAAACAACTAAAATGAGGTTAACCAATGCCTTTTTTTTACGCCCTGCTGCCTGCTGCTGCTGCTCAATGTGGGACATTCTATACTGCGACCCCCCCACACGAAAACCCCGCACAATTTTGCAGCCAAATTGCCGTATCATGTAGTGCCAAACACCATATGATACTCTATTGTCCTCTACGCGTCGTCGTGTCCACTCTTTTTCATTTCACTTCGTAATAAGGGGGCATTTCCTACCTTTTTTAATCGGTTATCCATCACTTCTCTATGTCTAACAACCGGTAATACATAATAATTATATATTATTTGAATGCTACTAGCCATTGAAATCCCACTAATCGTACCAATAATACCAATAAACATTTTGTCTTTCATTTGATAATTATAATAACAAATTTGTATTTAAATATATTTATAATATTTACTTCGTTCCCATTTATAGGAAGGTAAGTATTTCAATATATTTAAAGTGGATTTTTCTCAACAGTTACTTCTTTGGAAACCTTTTTGATTATCTTCTCTTCCTTCTCAAAATCATTGTCACCTTTTCCACCCATTGCCTCCATAATAATCTTATTATATTGGTCTGAAAACCGTGAAGCACTTTTGGCACAATCCGGATGCGCTTCTTTAAATTTGGGCACCATTCTTGCATTTTTATCAGCAACCTTTCTGACTAACTTGTGCATCTTCTTCTGTTCTTCATCCTTTTCCCATTTATCCTCGTCTTTAACATACATTGTTTCTCTCTTCTGGTCCGTACAATGAACGGGTCTTTGCGTAACATCAAGGTCTTTCAGGTTCTTAACAATAATATTAGAGATACCTTCTACATAACCAATTTCTCCTACTTTCTCTAGGTCCGATAATTGTAACTTAATTGACTCGACAAAATCAGTAATATTCATAGCATCTTTACATGTCTCATTCAAGAAGAACTGTAAGTTAAAGGCCTTATTATGCGAATTACTTGTAGTAGTATTATGACTATTTTGCATGGTTCCATTTTTAATTACTTCCATCATGAGATTTGATTGCTCCAGCATCATATTTTTCATTTCACTATTTTCTTTCATTAAGTATTTCACCAGTTCGGCAAGTTCGTCCTTTTTTGTATTTTCCTCATCTGATTCTTCGCTTGGTTTACATTTTTGTTTATGTCTCCATAACCCAGACCTATCATTATATTCTTTATTACAATTATCACAGCAATAAATCGCTCCCTTTTGCTCGTTTTGCTCGTTTTTTGTTGCCGATTTGTTGCCATTTGTTGCCTTCAAGTGTTTAGTAGACAATATGTGTCTATCAAAATTGTATTTCTTACAGCAAGTATAGTCACATAACTCACATACAAAATCACCGCTGCTCATTTTGCTCAATGTAGCTCCTAAATTGTTGCTAAATGTTGTCATAAAATAGAAACAGATTATATTTTTAAGTTTTAATTTTAAAACTTATCGTCACAAATTTAAAATTATTTTTTTGGTGGCCAGACCATAAATTTCAATTATGCAGTAAAAACATGTATTTCGCCAACACTGTTTTGGCTTTTTCGATTTTTGGACATTTTTTTTGTCCATTTTCAACTTTCCCAAAAAACTTTCCCAACGAAAAACATGATATTTTCAGTTATTTAAGTATTTCAATTATATAATATTTGTAACAGACTTAAAGCCAGACGGGCCTACTGCCTTATTAGTAGTAGTGTGATTGTTTTGCATGGTTCCATTTTCAAGAACCTTCATCATCATATTTTTAAGTTCACTATTTTCTTTAATTAGGAGCATAATGAGGTCCTTGTCTGTTGGTTCGGCCTTTTTTGTATTTTCCTTATCAGATTCTGACAAGGGTTTTAGTGTACATTTTTGTTTATGTCTCCATAACCCAGAACGTCCCTTATACACCTTCCCGCATTCACAAACTGAAATGTTGGGGATTTCTTGGGATTTATTGGTGAAAACGGTTGTTATATGTTGTTTTTTGTGTTTATCAGTTAGTAAGTGTTTGTTATAATCCTTTTTATTACATGTTGAATAGTGACAAACTTCACACGCGAATTTTAATGGTATTTTTTGGGACAAAGCCGTTGACAGCAATTCCATTTTATGATGTTTTTTAGTATCATTATGTACGTCACGTGCTTTCCAATTAGAAAAGTATACTTTACATGGTTCACAGAACAAATTTGTTTTTTCTGTTTCAATTTTCACAGAAGGCTCTGTTATTTTTGGTTTTGGAAAAGGGTCAATGCTATTAAGGGTTGCGCCAAGTTTTTCAAAATATTCCTGTTCCTTTTTACGCGCTTCATAACTATCTGCACAATTATGAAACGCAATGATTTCCATTTGCCAATTATCCCATCCACCAGCATTGCGAATATTGTTATACAGTTTACAATTATGATTCGTTGCTTTTTCGTTTTTACAGCTTTGTTTGTGCGAGTGTCTTCTCTGAACAAAATTAGTTGTAAGACCTACATAAAGGTCTGTTATACTAGAATCTTTACAAAATATTTTGTAAAATATTGTATTGGAATAATCAATATCAACCTTGGGCATTTATAATAATCTTATACTATTTTTAAATTATAAAATACATATAAGACTTTCCCAACGAAAAACTTGATATTTTCAGTTATTTAAGTATTTCAATTATATAATATTTGTAACAGACTTAAAGCCATGAGGGCCTGCTGACTGCTGCTGCTCCTAAGGCCCCACATTATAGCCCACAACCCCGCACCGAAAATTTGCCGTAAATCGCAGCCAAATTGTCGCAAAGTTGCTTAGATTGCTCTGTTTCTTAGATTGCTCTGTTAGACTATTCGAATACAATATAAACATTTCTTCATAAGTATATGTAACTATTTACATGCTATCAGTTACAGAAATTGTCTTTATCGGGTTGGGGTCGGGGTTGCTACTATTTATGTTTATGCCGTGTTGTGCTTATTGGTTTGGATTATGTAATGTAACACAGTTTAGCCGTCACCAGGAGCCATTAAATACGGTTGTTCAGGATAATCGAGGGCTTGCGATCATCTAATTTAAGTAATTAAATTATACATATTAAAAAATTGAGAGAGAAACCTTGGGCAATTAAGTATTTAAACAAGTTTAAAAATGGGGTGCTTCTTTTCAAGAGAGAAAGCAGGTATATCAATTTATCAACAACAACTGGAGATTGAAGCAATGCGAAAATTTAACGCACGAGTTGCGAATTATAGTTATGCACACCATGGTCCGTATTTCGATTATATAGAATGGTGTCGCGGCCAATTTTGCCTAGAATGTATCCCCCCAGAGTTACATTATGGAGAGAATTATACCCCTCAGTATGACGCCCATGGCGTTCAGGTTTACTAACATAAAAATAAAAACAAAATAAAATTCATGACATTCAAGTCTCAAATACTTATTTTTTTATTAATTTAAAAGCAAAATATGTAGTAAATATACAAATGAATTGTTTGCAGGATAATAAAAAAATTGAATTAAACAATATGACGGTTAACCAGAATAATATAGTCTACAATATTGAAGAAATGGATTTAACCAAATTGTCAAAACCGGAACTGCTGGCAAAGTGTGAAGAACTTGGATTTACAAAATGTAAATCAAAAAATAAAAGTGAATTAATTGAAGTAATCAACAGCAAAAAACCGACAGAAATAGAATTTATCATTGAATCTGATGAAGATATTAATGGCAAAGATGATGTAAAGAAGGAAGCACCCGACGCATCTGTTACCAATGATGGAATTATAATTTTAAATAATGATTGTATGATTGAATTGAATAAGTTGGAAGATAATAGCATTGACTGTGTAATAACAGACCCTCCATACTTTATTGATAAACTAGATAATAAATGGTCTTCGAGTGAAATAAATAGTGATGTAAAAAATAGTCACATTAAACATTTACCAAAGGGGATGAAATTTGACAAATCACAAGTAAAAAATTTATATGACTATTATTTAGAGTTGTCTAAATTACTGTTTAGAAAAATGAAACCAGGAGCATATTTCCTGTCATTCTCATCACCAAGATTATATCACGCAATAGCGATGAGTTGTGAAATTGCCGGCTTTGAAATAAGAGATATGATAAATTGGACCTACACACAGAGTATGCCAAAGGGTATGTCTATATCGCATGTAATAGAAAAAATGAAGTTAACAGATGAAGAAAAAAGTAAATTAATAGACGAATATAAGGACTATAAAACACCTCAGATTAGGTCTTGCTTTGAGCCGATTTGTGTAGCGATGAAACCTATAGGCAAATTGACATTTATTCAAAATGAATTACAATTTAAAACTGGATTGTTAGACTTTTCACAAAAAGTAGGAATAGATAACGATAGAGTTCCGGCAAATATAATTACGACTGAAGAATATAATGAAAGTTATGATAAGAATTTCCTGGTATCAAAACCTTCTAAAAGCGAAAAAGGAGAAGATAATACTCACATAACAGTTAAACCAATTGCTTTAATAGAGCACTTGGTAAAATTGTTCAGCAAAAAAGGGGCTCTTGTTGTTGATCCGTTTTTGGGAAGTGGAACAACCGCGTTGGCCTGTAAAAATACACAAAGAAAATGTATTGGTACCGAATTGAATAGCGAATATTATAACATTTGTTTAAATAGATGTAAATAATTTGTCAAAGATCCCTTTATAAGATAGTATCTGTTCTCGTGTGAATTCTATCTCCTTTTTTTCAAGCATAATTTCTAGTTTATTTGGCATTGGAAATTTTGTTAAAGTATCAATAAATATGTAATTGTCTCTATACTTGCCCTGTATAGGCGGTTGTAATACCAAGTTATCTGTTGAACTGTCAGTTGACCCCGGATTTTTATGACCTAATTGCCACAAGGAGTTTGGAACATCAATATAATCTGCTTTTATAGTTGATCTTATTTTATCAATCTCAATATTTTTTTCTTCTTCTGTCCCGCTAAACTTAAAATCTTTTCTCATTTTATGTTTATTTGATAAACAATACGGATAAATAATATAAAGTTTGCCTCTTTCAGTCCCACTATTGGTTTGAATGCCCCATTGGTTGTGTTTATTAAATAGTTGAATGCTGTCTTTTGTTGTTATATTAAATTTTTCAACAAATTTATCGCAAGTATCTCTGTTCCAATAGCGAAATTTATATTTTAGAATTACAGATAACG